CCTTTTTAGGGACTATTTATATTCTTACGGAAGCATATCCAGTAGACGACCATCTTCATCTACACAGCGAACTCGACGATCCTGATTTCGCATCTTAAGATTACGCAGTTCAACTAGAATAGCAGACTGAACGGTGCCTTCCTCTGCAGAGGAGAGAGTACTCCATGACCAACCATCCTCAATCTGAAAGTGAATGTAACGCATTGTTATCTCCTTGTTGGTATGATTATGAATAATATCGTCTTGTATAGTCTGTATTTTTAAATCTATCCTCATAGGATAGTTCTTCAATAGGTGTATTGATTCCTGGAAGTTCACCATTGGGAACTTGATCTTTAGTCAAATAGGAATATCCCCTATAATTACCGGTAGCATGAAGAACATGCTCTAGAGCAATAATAATACCTTCACGATACTTAGGATGGCATGTAAAATCACTTGCAAGTGTATTATTGCAAGCGTCCTTAAATTCTGCCACAGAAAAAGTCTTTTTAGCTTTCATCAAATGCCTCCAAACCAAACCAGACCAAAGGTAAATGCACCTGCAACCAGGATATGGAGCAGGAACCAGCGGGCATTAGCATCACCTTGGCGAGTCATTACCTATACCATCCTTATTTGGTCACTAACCATTATACACGGTCAGGAAAAAAAGTCAATGGGAAAAATCAACGCTGAGCCAGGATTCTTCAGTCCCTGAGCTACCTACCTCAAGTTTGCTACCATCGGTGAACTCAATTTCAAAATAGCGGTCGGTATACACGGTAACTTTGCTAACCGTCTTGCCCACCATCTCGATCAATTCACTCATGTTCGTTTCCTTTATCATAGTGTCTTTATACCATCAGGATGGATAAAAGTCAACGGTAAGGATATCAATGGGTTAGACCTAAGTGATTGATATAATTACTAAAAAATTGAAAATTTTTTCAAAAAAATTTGGTTCTAATCTTTTCAATGGGTTAGGTAAGAATACGGCTGAGATCGTGCTAAGTGATGCTAGTGGGTTATCCATATGACTGACGTGGCTTAGACTGCCGAGAAACGTCTTGAGCACCTAACCCATTGAACAGATTAGGTTTTATAAAACTGCTAACCCATTGAAAAGATTAGGTTTTACCGTCTAGCGGTGCCCATGGCATCAACGGCACGAAAAAATCTCAACTTTTTTGAAAAAATATTTTTGAATCTTTTCAAAGGGTTAGGTCCAATCCGATGCTAACCCATTGATATCCTTACCATTGACTTTTAAAGTGGGTAGGGATATAAAGAGACTATGATGAATGAAACAAACATGACCAATCTGAACACCTTTGAGGGTATCAAGGGCTATGCCACCTATGCCGCCGCTATGCGGAAGCTGCAGAAGGAAATCACTAGCCATGGCATCCAGTGCTTTGTGGCGGTCTCTTCCGAAGGTCGGTTCATCCCGGTTGCGGTAGGTGAACGTGCCGTTCAGGCTGGACTTCACTTTCGTGGCGTGGCGATTGTAGGTTGACTTTAATCCCAGATTGGGGTATAAAATGACTATGAATAAGGGACACACCGTGACAATTCTCCCGCAGCTTCAAAAGTTGACCGATATCCTCCGTGGCGACATCGGCTCCGACTACGCTCTAGGTTGGATGCAGTCGATGATTAATGACTTGATGCATAACCAGGATATCAAGCTCAGCAAAAAGCAGCGGATTGCACTTGAGACATTTATTACCGAAAATATTGACTGGGCGCAAAAGTGTGCCACCAAGCACTATAGTGAACGATAATAAGTCCTAATACACCGAATGAGAGGATGATCATGAACGATCGTGTCAAGACTTTTCTTAATAGCTATTCTGGTCAGGCGCTGCTCAAGAAGCACAGTCTGGCAGACTATGGTATTTGGAAGGTACGCGGTGAGGATAGCAACCCCGATATGGGTGGTTATCACAACCCACCAGAGCTTGGGATCTTCGAGGGTAAGCTCGAAGATGTAATTAATTACGCCGTTAATCTCAGCGGATGGTATACTTGGGGCTCCGGCGGCGATATTGAAGCTTATTCCCATAAGAAGATTAAGAAGATTACTGCTGATAGTGTGAACGAACTCAAGAATAAGCGTAAGAAGGTCAAGGATCTTAAGGCTGAACTTGAGCGTATCAAGAATGAAATTGATGAATTAGAGGAATAAAATGACCTTTCACAAAATTTTTTTTAGTGTTGTAGCTACAGTTGTAATGCTGTCGTTTATCTTCTCTTTTTTTGGCGTTGTTGTGAATTTTTTTTACGACCGATTGTGTTAGTATGCCTGTGGGTGTCACAATGTGGGTTGACTTTAATCCCAGATTGCGATATAAAATGACTATGCATAAAGGGTGACAAAGAAATGAGCGCTGTTATGAAAGATATCTTCGGTCAAGATTTGATGCATGGAGATAAGGTGGCGCTAACACCTCATAACTATAAGAGTCTGGTAATCGGCACAATTGTGGGATTTACAGCACAACAAGTGCGTGTCAGTTATGCTCGCCGAGATTGGAGAGGAAACACAGAGGAAACCACAATACTACGATCTTCTTGTGCTCTTGTTAAAGCACCAGAACAGTTTAATTTTTGATATATCTTATAAAGGAGATACCATGATCACTCATGAAAATCAGCTGACTATCGGTCGAGAACTGTGGCATGTGTATGGGCATCTAGATTGTTCAGCACAAAAGATCAAGGTGCTGAGTGAGGTGCATACTGAAACTGTACACAATTACACTTTCAAGTCGGTAGAAGTGCTCCAATATTATGGTGAAGATGAAGCCTTTCAGCGACCTATGCATCTCAAGGACGTAGGTATTGGCGCCAACTACAACATGAACCGACTGTTCGAGACCGAGCAAGAGGCCCTGGCTTTCTGGCATTCTCCGGAATGTGTTGAATATCGAGAACGTCAGCAAGAGCTTGATAATCTGGTAGATGAGGACCTCGACTCAGAGTCCTACTGATATGTGATGTAAACTTATTGAAAAATATCAACTAACAACCGAGGATATTCTATGAATACGGAATTTGCACTTAATATTCAACGAGTAGTTGTGGATGATATTTGTAAAGCTCTTATGGATATGTCGATAATCGAAAAAGATCCAGCTGGTTCTAAAGCACTAAGTTCAGCAAGTTTAGTGATTAAGTATCTTTATCGAGAATTGTATCAAACGGATAAGTAAAATGAAGCATGATCATTATATGAGTATCCTGGCTAAGCTTTCAGTCTCAGTTGAAAAGGTAGCAGGTGCCAGGATTTCTTCATGTATTGTTCTGAAGAATAATATCATTTCATTTGGCTTTAATAAGCGAAAGAGTCATCCTTTTCAAGCTAAGTTTGGAAAGAATGATGAGTGTATTTTTCTTCATGCTGAGATTGATGCTATCAAGAATGCACTTAAGTGCACTTCCGTTGATGATTTGAAGCGTTCTACCCTTTATATTCACCGAAGCAAGAAGGTAAATGGTACTGAAAAAAATGGCCTCGCCAAGCCTTGTTCAGGTTGTATGCGGGCCATTATTAATTTCAACATCAAGAATGTAGTTTATTCAACTGATGATGGATATGCTACTCTATAGAGTCTGCTATATTTGACTTAGATAAATCATCTACAATTATATATTTTGTTTTCTTATTTAATTCTGGATAGACGTCTAGTATCTTACGCACTTCAATAAGTCGCCCTATGACACTGTGAATAGAGTCATGGGCGACTTTATCGTTATTGCCGTCCTGTAATTCATATAGGATGGATTCTAAATTAGTATCTACGGACTTGTCTATCTGATAAACATTTCCGTCTTTATCTGTTCTAGTTTCAAGTGGAGGGAAAAGAAGTTGGGCAATTAGCTCGAGTTCTTTTCCCTTAAATTGTTTAGGCTTCTTTTTAAACCAGGAAAACATAATATAATACTTTCATTAGAATTTCTTTTTACCTACACTATATTTACTGGTTAGTGTCCATGAATCTTTTTCTTTGAAAGATATAATCTTTACTTGATTAAGTGGGATTTTATCTTCAAGTAATTTTCTATTCATGATTTTTATTAGATTCCATTCTTCTAAAAGATCAACTATGGTATTTCTTCTAGAGCGATCTTCATTTGTAAAATTAGTTGGTTTGCCATCCAAAGCAAAAAGCTCTTTGAAATGGACAATATAATAGCGACCCTGCTTATGTAATATATGGCAGGACTGATATAGGATTTTATCCTTTTTTGAGGCAACTCCCATTCGAGTCAAAGTCTCCTTAACTTTTAAGAAGTCTTCTTCTTCAGCTAGTTTTACCTCCAAAAATGTATTTAAAATAGTCATGGTTATACCTCACGATAAAAGACATTGTATTTATTTTATTATTATCTTTTATCATTCTTAGAATCTGGATTAATATAAAGCGCAATAAACTCTTTACGTTGTTCCTGAGTTAATACTTTCCAAAATTGCTTGGTTCTTTGCATATTCATATTTGTAACTTTGGAAATATCTTGAAGTAATTTTAATTCCTTCTTTTCAGCTTCCGTTTTTTTGAGCCATGGTTTATAGCGCTTTGCTCTTGCTTCAATAGAATAGAACATAAAATCATGTTGCATCCTTTTGTCAAGATGATGTAATCTATTTGCTTGTTCTGCAAATACAAGAGTGTCTGCGTGAGCCATAAAGGATTTATTTACAATCCATGGCTCATATAGACGTTCTGTATACTCATCTAAAAGATATTTTTTATCTTTTGAGATATCACCAATAAAATTCCACACATTAAAGGTAGATTTTTCAGTTGGTTCTTCTCTATGTTCTATGACACCGAATAATGTTGAGGTCTTCATACAAATTCACACTCCATACAAACTTCAACAAAAAATGCCATGAGATTGATTTCTGAATCCGCAACAAATGCTGACTTGTACTGATAGTCTGCAATTTTTAGAATTAGAACTGGAATTGAACGCTTTGTAAATAGTTCAGAAGAATTATCATATACAGCTCTAAAAATTGATGTTGAATCAGAATCAGAATTGTCGTGAATCCACTTACGAATTCCTTCTAGATTTTTAGTTTTGCAATGTTCAATTACCTCCTTGACTGCAGAGGCGGTAAAGGAAGTGAAGATACCAGAATCAATTTTACCATTGACTGAATATGTCTGAAGTTCATTTAGAATTCGGCGCCAATCAGGAAAAAACTTTTGAATAACTTCCACAACAGCTGATTTGTCATATGCTATATTTTCAGCTGTAAGAATCATTTCAACACGCTTCATAAATTGAGTTGCAAGTTTTGGCATCTCTTTCTTTGGGATGCGGAACTCAATGATTGGTGCTCGAGAATGCAGTGGTTTGATAATTCGATCCTTGTAATTACAAGTAAGAATAAAACCACAATTCTTAGAAAATTCTTCCATAAAGTTGCGAAGAGCAGGTTGTGTAGAGTTTGGATTTAGATAATCCGCCTCGTCTAGAATGACATACTTTCTACCACCCATAAGTGAAATAGATGAAGCAAATTGTAGAATTTCATTTCTAAGTGTATCAATATTACCATTCATTGAACCGTTAATAACAATATAATCACAACCAAGTTCTTCTAGCATGGCACGTGCAATTGTTGTTTTACCAACACCTGCACCGCCTGCTAGAGTCATATTATTGATATTACCAGCATTTACAAAACCTTGAAAGATCGACTTAAGATCACAAGGAAGAATGGTATCTGCCACCTTCTTTGGACGATACTTCTCAACCCACTGGGTGTGTTCAAACATTCACAATCTCCATAATAAAATTGCCTAATTGTAAATTAGGCAAACACAATTAGAAAGTAGAAGTAGACTCTACAGCAATCCAATAGGAAACTTCAGTACCTACAAACTGGGAAATTCCCTTAGAAGAAATGGTTACGGTATAATCACCGTCCATGATTTTAAGATTTTCAGATTTGAAGATAGCACGAAAAACAGTACTGGATTCACCAACATTGATACTAAATGTATCTCCAGTTGGATTTTTAGTGTCCATAGCTTCAAGTGAAATATTATCACCATCACCAACTATAGCAATTTCCGGAAGGCCTAGAACACTCAGCGCCTTAGTGATATTCTGAAAGTCTTTATTTGTAATTACACATTCAGCATCAATAGATGGAAGCTTAATTTGTTTTTCTGGTGGCACCATGATGATTGATGCATCAGCGTAGTGATAAAGAACACTACGATTTCCATCAGAAATTTTAACGGACTTATCACCAAAATCTAGGTCTGGATTTTCAAATAGTGAAAGTGTTGAAATAAATCTACTGAGATTGTAGATCGCTACAACATTTGTAATTTCATCACTGATTGATGCACGAGCTAGAATAGTCTTAGTGGGAGAGATTGTGGATACAATCCCTCCCGGTTTCAAGACAATGGAAGGATTAATTATACTAAAGTTCTTTAGTAGATGTAGAGTACGAGCACTTAGTTTCATAATATAATATATTCTCCTATTAGGACTTTGCTTGTTTTAATTCAGCTGCATTATATAATGCAGCGGCTTTTGCACCAGTGGTAAAATAATCTGAGGTCTTAGCACTTAGACCAATCATTGCATCACCAAATCCTCTAACTGAGGTTTGTACCATTCTGGATTGATCATTCCAACCAAAATTTTTATTTGCAACTTCACCAATGCCATCAAAATTAGCACCTAAAAACACAATATCATAATTTAGATCTGTTGTCAACGTTTTAGTCATGTTCTTGATTTCAGATGCTTTGAACTTAGTTGATGAATTTTCATGACCATCAGTGACTACAACTAAGATTGCTCTTTTAGCCTTAGAGTCATGCATAGACCACATGATTCTACCAGAAGCATCTAGAAGTGGAGTTCCACCACGGGGAGTAATTTCATTATAACTTAATGGTTCCCAGTTTTCCTTTGTGCAATTCCTTACAACTGAATAATCAACTGTATCAAAAGCTGCAATCATGATTTCAGTATTTTCAATATTTTTTACATAAGAATTGATACCGTCAATGGCTTGATTCCACATCGAAGCCATTGAACCAGAACGATCAAGTAGAATATAAACTTTATTCATAATATTATTTCTTTCCTTTACGGAGTTGAGAAGGATCAGCAGTGGCAGGGGCTCCAATAGAAGCTAGATCAGCAAGTGATCCACCAAAAATATAAGAACCAACATGCTGTAGTTTCATCCATGGGCAATACCAAATCTTACCACCTGCAGCCATAAGCTTCTGACAGAACCAATAATCTTCGGATAGATAACGCTTTGATACTGGATCAATTTCTGCTTGAAAGTATTGCATAATTTCTCTTGAACCATCAAAGTGTTCGGTTCTTACATGATCGGGTCTATATGAATATTCCGGATAAGCTTTGGCAAATCTTTCAAACGCAGAACGTCTGGTCATCATAAAACCAGTACCAACTTCTGAAACTTCCACAGGTTCGTCAATTCTAACTTGTGTTGTATTTGCTTTTGGATTGAAAACATAATCACCAACAAATTTTTCTAGAACTGTTGGGTCTTCATCTGCAATACCCTTATCTACCGCCATCTTAATCTTTTCCCAAGAAATAGTCTTCTTTGGGTATGGACCAGCAAGAACATCATATTCAGATTCTTCAGATTGAAGTGCCATCATTGCAATGATATCACGGGGATCAAATCCGATATCAGAATCAATAAACATCATATGAGTACAATCTGAGCGCATGAATTCATCAACGCAATAATTTCTTGCTCTAGTAATAAGAGATTCATTAAAAAGAAAATATGATCTAAGATCTAGACCATTTGCAGAACAAATTGCTGCTAAATCTGCTACTGATTTGGTAAACATACCAGCGCATTGC